GCAATCCAGGCGTCCGAACGCATCGCAATGGCGATCCGGGATGGCCGCCGGATCCTGCTGAGCTTGATCTCCTCTCCGTCGTCCTCATCGACGGACGCAAGCCCGGAGATCCTGTCACCGAGGCTGACCTTGAGCGACCGTCGGCGGCTGAACTCAAGCTCATGGCGGAGAACTGGCTGGCGGATGAAGGCTATGACCTCGCCTGCCAGCGGGCGGAGCGTGAGCGGCATGGAGATTGGGAATGAATGCCCCTGCTCTCATCCGTGACTTCTCCCCCGCGATCGCGGGGGAGATCATGGAAACCGTCCTGATCAAGGGTGATCTGCGATACCTCAAGGAAGCCGAGCGCGTCACGTATCACAACGCGATCTGCCAGACCGCAGGTCTCAATCCGCTGACGCGGCCGTTCGCCTACATCGAACTGAACGGCAAACTGACGCTGTATGCCTTGAAGGCCTGCACGGACCAGCTCCGCCAGATCCACGGCGTCTCGATTTCCATCCTGAGCCACGATCTGGACGGCGACCTCTATACGGTCCACGTCAAGGCCAAAGACGCCTCTGGGCGCGAAGACGAAGACTTCGGCGTCGTGGTGCTGCCGCCGGAAAACCGCGCCCAGGACCGCGCTAACGCGATCCTGAAGGCCGTCACCAAGGCGAAGCGGCGGGCTACGCTCTCCATCTGTGGTCTCGGGTTCCTGGACGAGACCGAGGTAGAAGACATTCCCGCCAGCACCAAGCGGCAGGTTCCGTCAAATCCCGATCAAGAGTGCTGCGCGCCAGTCAATCAACTGGAAACGCAAGAGAATGCGCCAGACACGAAGACTGAAACCGCTGTTTCCTGCGCGCCGATCAAGAAGCGCCGCCGCGGCGTCGCGGCCGACCGCAAGATTGACTATCGCTACGAGGAGATGATCCGGCAGGATCGCAAGCACCTTGCCTTTGATCCTGCCGTCGCGGCCGACGCCGACCCGGAAGCCGAACGCCGGGCGAAGAAGCTCGAACTTGAGCTCGCGGCAGACTTCAACTGCCTCCGTGACGAACTTGAGCGCTGCGGCTCCGTCCAAGTTCTCCACCAGTGGGGCGACGACAACCAGGACCGCATCGCCCTTCAGCCCGAGGGCCGGAAGGCGGCGCTACGGATGGCCTATACGAACAAGCTGGCCAGCCTGAAGCCGCATTCGATCGCACAACGGGCGATCCACGCCAGGGCGCCGCTGCCCGCCGGACGTTTCGGCTTGTTCACCGCGCCGGAACCGCCTCCCCATACCGACTACCCGCGGTTCGGGCCTTTCGACGAACTTCCGGAGCATTCAGCGCCGCCGAAGGACGACGGGTTGGACATCCCCCGCAATCTTCGCCGCTATCGGGAAGCGGCGGAATAGGAGAGAGACATTGACCAAGCCGAGCAATCCTCCTCCAAAGGCAACTCACATCGGCGAACTGAAGATCGGCGATTTGAGTCTGCCTTGCGCCGTCCTGCCGGACGGCACCCGACTTCTGTCCCAGGGCGGCGTCACAACCGCCTTCGGTCCGGTAACCGGCGGCTGGCAGCAACGTCAGCGCGCCACAGTCGACGACTCTGGTGATTTGCCGGCTTTCTTGGTCGCAAAATCACTAAAGCCTTTTATTTCCGAAGAGTTACGCACTCTGGTGTCCACTCCTAGGAAATATCACGATCCGCGGGGCGGACCGATCCGTGTTGGATTCGAAGCGACGCTTCTGCCCAAAGTCTGCGAAGTATGGTTGCGCGCCCGCGATGCAGGTGCGCTTACCAAAATTCAGAAGCCGGTAGCCGAACGCGCAGACCTTCTCATGCGTGGCTTGGCGCATAGCGGTATTATCGCCCTGGTCGATGAAGCTACCGGCTACCAGGAAGTCCGCGACAAGCTTGCCCTGCAGGCCATCCTTGATGCCTACCTGCGAAAGGAACTCGCGGCATGGGCGAAGCGCTTCCCAGACGAATTCTATCGCGAGATGTTCCGCCTCAAGGGCTGGGACTGGAAGGGCATGAAGGTTAATCGCCCACAAGTCGTCGGCCATTGGACCAATGATCTGGTCTACGAGCGATTAGCCCCTGGTCTCCTTGAGGAACTCCAGACTCGCAATCCAAAGGACGAACAAGGTCAGCGGTTGGCGAAACATCATCAGTGGTTGACCACGGACGTCGGCAATCCCGCGCTCGCGCAACACCTTCATGCCGTGATCGCGCTGATGAAAGCCTCTTCGACCTGGGAAGCATTCTATCGCCTGATCCGACGGGCATTCCCGAAGAAAGGTAGCACGATCGAAATGCCCCTTGATGATTAACCAATTCCGGCCCCGAGCCGGATAACGAGCGGGCCGGCGAAGCATGCCAGTGCCAAGCCGGCCCTGACCATCACAACCTGTCGAGGAGGTTACAATGGCTGACGCCATCAGTACCACGATTCACTTCGCCGAGAGCAATCCCAAAAAATGCCCCGTCTGTGGTTCGCAGATGACCTACGTCAAGAGGAAGATTGGCGGCAAGTGGGCCTGGGTCTATGTTTGCCTGAAATGCGAGGGATAGTCCCCGCATAAAGGAGACAGACCATGGATGGCCCCCTGCATCTTCATCTGGAACTCTCAGAGCACGAGACGCGCATTCTGCTTGATGCCTTGCGCGCCTTTCCAGCCGATGGCAGGGACCAGGGATGCATCGCAGCGCTCGCCGGGAAAGTTGCGCGGGCGCTGCGTCTGTTTGAGTTCGGCGACCGAAGCTAATCCTTCACCTTCATCACGCGCCTGACGGCGGCCGCCGGGTCGAACTCAAGCGCTTTTCCGAGTTCGATCAACTCCAGCACGGTCAACCGTTTCGATCCGCGTTCCAGGCTCGAAATGGTCTTGTGATCCCAGCCGAGGCGATCGGCCAGCGCCCGTTGGGTCAGTTCGGCCCGCTGACGCCGTTCTTTCAACAAGCGCCGCAGATCGTCATGCTGCGGCGACCCTCGTTCCTTCGCCTTCATCTCCGTCGCCGTGTTCCTGCGTAAAACGCAGAGAACTAGCAACGGTTGCACTAGGGGCGAACTTGTCTACAATGGGGAGGAAATGCCCCCAAAGGAGGATCACTCAAATGGAAGAAAACAAGCCCGCCTTACCCGACCCCTCTTCACCCCCAAAGCCCGGTGACAGCCATCCCGCCCGCCGCTTCTACCGGCCGCTGATCACGCCCGATCGCAAGCCCCCAGCCGAAGGCGAGCTTCCGAACGTCGCCCCGGCCGCGGCCTATCTGTGAGGAATCAAAGACGTGTTCAAGCGCGCATATTACTTCTTGAGAAGGTGGGCCAGCTTCATCGTGGCATGGACCATAAGGTGACGTTTCTTTGAGGGCGAGCGAGAGGAGACTCTTTCCCTGGAGGGGGGATTTAACGATGTCATTTCCACTTTTCACATCGATCAAACCGCCGTCGAATGACGGCGAGCTTTCCTATCTCCGCGATTGCCTCAGTTCATGGCGAGCGGCCGGCTTCGATCCGGTCGCCCTGAGTGGCCCCAGCGAGATCAAGAAGCTTCGCGGGATCGATCTTCCCGTCGAGTTCGCCACGCTGCCGGCCGATGGCAAGCCGCGCATCGGCGCATTTCTCCAAGCCATCCGCGCCAGCGGTGTCCGTTTTGCTGGCATCATCAACAGCGATTGCCGAATCATCGGGTATCCGGGCGGCATCGCCAGCAATCTCGCCTCTCGCCTCGATCGGCGTCTGGTGCTGGCCTGGCGGCTCGACGAAGGAGCCGACCGCGTCACGGCGATGCGCTACGGCTACGACGCCTTCTTTTTCGATACGACGGTCCTGCCGGAAGAGGACGCAGGTTTTCACATCGGCGAGACATGGTGGGACTTGTGGTTCCCCTATGCGTGCCAGAAAGCCGGCGCGCAAATCGAAACGCTGGAAGTTCCTCTGCTCCTTCACCGGGTCCATCCGCTCAACTGGAATATGGCGCAGTGGCAGGCCAACGGCCGCCGGTTCTGGAAGATCATCGGCAATACCAAGGAAGCCCGCGACACCGATATCTACAAGATGGCCGTCGGATGGCCGGCGAACTTTCGCAAGCGCCGCCAGACCGTCACCATCACGACGCCTGATGTCGAGACCGTCTTGCGCGCTGGTGCGGCGGCGATGTTTCAGGCGACGCCTTTCGTTGAAAGACTCCGCCTCATCCTGCCGCCGACATTGTTTGCGTTTCTACACTGGCTTGGACCGCGTAGACGGTTCATGCGGCTGCGTTACCGGTTGAGATTGCGCACACGGACGAAGGCTTTATTGATGCGGATCAGCAGCTAGACTCCCGCCTCAGTTGTGTCTATAAGGTGATGTTTCTGTAGGGGAGGGGATTCGATCCATGAACATCGCCGCGCGTGAGCAATGGCAGGCCGCCTTGCCGGAAGAAGTAGAATTCTGGCGCCAAATCATTAGCGGCAAATTCCCGAACCAGGAATGGGTCGATGAGATGCGCCGCCGCGTGGCCGGCGACTATCCTTTCCCCGGCCATCTGGCCGCCCACCTGCCGGACCGCGCCTGCCGCATTCTCGACGTTGGATCGGGGCCGGCGACGACTATCGGTCCTGTTGGTGCTCCGCCGCATATCGAGATCATCGCCATTGATCCGCTCGGCGATGCCTATGGCAAGCTGCTGCAGGAAGCCGGGCTCACACCGCACCTCCGGACGCTCCAAGGCGAAGGCGAGCGCCTTTCAGAGCTCGGCCTTGGCCTCTTTGATCTGGTCCACAGCCGCAACGCGCTCGATCATGCTTATGATCCAATCCGAGTCATCCGCGAGATGTTGGCGGTCTGCAAGCCGGACGGTGTTGTGTGGCTCGAAGGCAGCGTTAACGAGTCCGTCAAACAGAATGGCGATGGTTTGCACCAGTGGAATTTTATGCCGCTGGACAACGGAGATCTGGTCGTCTGGCAGCCCGACAACCAAGCCACGTCGCTTCAATCAGCGCTTGGCGACAGCGTGCATGTCAAAGCTTCCGGCCACGACTGGTACAAGGTCGAAATTCGGCGCGCTTAACCACCCGACTGCGCGAGGCAGTGGTAGTGATAGAACGCACTGGCGCTCGCCGCGCTGAGGGTTAGCGCCGTTGTGCTGCGAGAGTAATCAAGGTTGCTGGCCTTGGCTTGCGCGCTCACTACGCAGAATGGCGCATTTACATATGCTATCCCGAATGTGAGCGTACAAGCCGTCGCTCCGGTGCCGGTGCCAATGATGCCCGACGCGTCGCTACCAATGATACTCGGGCTCGTGCCGCAAGAACTAAGGGTCGGAGCGGGGCCGCCACCCGTAAATGCCGGATGACCTGGAAGTTGCGTGTATTGCTTGGGGCTGGTCCCCGACGCCTGAATGATCACGAAATCATTCGCGGCTGGCGTCCCGACGAATTCATTGACGATACTGGCACCGTTGAACGTCGTGATCGTAATCTGGTTAAGGCCGCCATCGCTCGTGAAGTCAATGATACCGTTGTTGCAGATGCCCGACGTCAAGCGGATAATATTCAGCGAACCAGCTAGGTTGAGGCACTTGTAATTCGGATTGGCAGAAGCGGCGTTGAGGCCGACTTCAAGATCAAGGATGTTCCCCGATCCGGTAACAGATGCCGCAAAGGTGCCACGAGTGCCATATGCTGCGCCATCAATGCGATTGTTGGCGCCTGCCACGACAAGTGGCGTATGTCCGCTCTCGAAATGCGAGTGGACGAAATTGTTTCCGGTCGTGTCGATCTGCGTCGAGATCGGCGTGTTCGTCGTGCCGTCTCGACTGAAACTGTGATAGTCGATGAAGCGGCCGTTACAGAGCGTCGTCGTGCCACCGGCCGCATTGGCGCGGAAGGCGTAATAGGTGTTGTCGGTCGCGATCCCGGCATCGAAGATGGCAATCTTGCCGAAATAGCTGTCATTCGGCCCATGACAGTCCCACCCCGTCTGCGAGATGCTGTCAAGCCTTATATTCTCGAAGAATCCTTCGATAGAATCGGTGAGATCGCCGTCGCTTGTGTTGAGGCTGGTCGTGATACCGATGCCGCCTGAGTTATTAATGTTGATGTTCTGAAATCGTGGCCGCGGACCATAAACGTTCAACGTGATGCCGCCGGTGTTATTAGCGCGGTTGCCATCGAGCGTCAGATTCGCGACCGTCACGTCGGCCGCCTCGGTTCCAGTGGTGCCGGCGGTAAAGATGCCGGTGTTCGCTCCGTTCTTCAGCTTGATGATGGTGAGATTCGGCGCATCGCCAAGCCAGCAAGCGAGCGACGCGCCCGTGATCTGGCCGGTGAGATAGGGCAACGTTGCCCCAGGAAAATAGACGCAGCCGTGCGCGGCGATGGCCGCAGTCGTGGCGTTTTGGATAGCCGTCGTATTGTCGGTCGTTCCATCGGGGATCGCGCCGAACGCTGGATCGCGGACGTTATAGAGCGGATAATTGCAATCCTGCGGCGGTCCATTGCTGCTCGTGGAATTGCACTTGACCGTCCCCGCCGCCATGTTGGCGAGGTTGGAATTGGCTACCGTAGCCGAGGCGATGTTACCGCCCGTGATCGTTCCAGAAGCAATCTGTGTGCTGGTAATCGTCGCCGCTGCAATTCCCGCAGCCGTCAGCGCCTGATAGCCCGGATCTGCTCCCGCCCCATTGCTCACCCAAGGGAAGCCTGATGTTCCGGGAGTCCTGATGACCCAACCAGCGGACCCGCGCTCTAGGATGCTGCCGCGCGTCGAGCCGAAAGCATTGTCGAGCGCCGTCGACATGTTCGTTGGAGAACCGATGTTCTGCTGCACGAACTCCGTCGAGGCGCAGAGCTGCTGGCTGTCGCCTACGGCTTGCGTCGGACAGGTGTAGTTCTGCGCTGCCGCAAAGCCATTGAGCCAAAGCGAGAGCGCTCCCGCGACAAGCGCGGCCCAAACCCTGATGTTCATGGATGCCTCTAAGCTAGACGAACTGGAGGACGGACAGAGAGCCGTCGCTGTTATTGGCGGTCAGTGCATTGAAGCCGCAGTTGATGCGGACCTTGCCGCGCGCGTCGATGCGTTTTTCCGACTTCGGCAGCAGGATGATGCTTCCGGCCGTCAGCGACGCTGCCAGATTGGCTGGCGCGATCGCCTTGTTCTGGGTGCCAGGATTGTGGAATAGGATGCCGCGACGATTGGCGTTCGATGCCGCCAGCGCCGACGATGCCGTTGTCAGCGCCGAGGTCGTGAGCGCTGTCGGCGAAGAGATGTCGATGTCGGTGTTGACGTAGGCAACGGGTGCCGGAGCGGGAACGGACTGATTGTTGTCCGTGAAATTCCAGATCGTCAGCCCAAACGATCCCGCCGTATCAGCAACGACGTTCCAGGCGCAGTTGACGCGGATGAGGCCATTGCCGGCGCCGAGGTTGCCGCCATCGGAGTCATAGATTTCGAAATAGCTGAACGGCTCAATCGCAATGCCGCCGCTTCCGGAGACGAGCGTCGCGCCGACCGGAAGGATGCGCAGCACCGTGGCCGGGTTCGGGTTGAAGAACAGAATCCCATGGCGCAACGAATCCGCGGCGATGGCCGCCATTGGCGTATTGCTGATGCCTGTGACGGCGACGCCGATCGGACCAAGGATCGGGATGTCGCCGGAGAGGTAGGCGCGGGAGACGGCCATCAGATCTGAATCTCTTCAAGCGTGTACTGCGCCGGTTCTGAAGCGATGTTGTTGATCTTGCTGAAGGTAAGCGTAATGCCGCCAGGAGATCTCCCTTGCACCGCATATGCCACACTGCCCGTCGTGTTGGGCATATCGTAGCCCTCTAGGACAGCGGCAGATGCATTACCAACATTCGCAGCGGATAGACCCGTGCGGCCGCCAAATAAGCCAGTGTTATTCGTTATGCCCCGAGACAATGAAAGCTCGAAATCGCCTCCAGATCCTGTTGCTAACATCGCCCCGCTGACACGCACACCAATCAGATTGGCCGCCGACTGCGGCGTAATCGCTGCACTGTGAAATGCAAAGACAACAAAGGTTGTCGAGGTTACATTAGATGCAATGTTGACAACCGAAGTGACTTTCTGAACCGATTCCCCCGGCCGCTTCACTCCCGGCCCGAACAGCTTTGTGGCAGGCGTCGCCGCCCATTGTCCCGCTGTTGACTGCTTCGACTCGACATAGCCGATGATGCGGAATGCGGCAGTGATCGCGCCTTGTGTGTACCAGGTCTGCGGGCTGATAGAACCGGCGCTGATGGCGGTACCGACGGCTCCGGTTGTTTCGTCCCAGGACTTTATGTTCGGCCCGGTCGTGTTGAGCGAGTTGTAGAAGCCCAGTGCCAGCGTGCCGGCATTGTTGAACAATCCGATCCATAGCCGGTTGGTCTGATTGTTGACGGTGCCGAGCGTCGCGCCGGCCGGAGCCGTAATCGACAGCGGCGCGGTGATGGCGATTGGCGCAACCTGGGCCGTGCTGGTGCCGAACTGGATCGCCAGCAGGACCGGCGAGGCCGACGACGGATCATTGCCGTTGCGATCTTTCAGCGCGCAGGTCAGCGCGTTTGACGCCGTGCTGCACGCGATCGAGAGGTTGAACGGTACGTTGAGTCCCGTGTTGTTCTGGATATTGAGGAACCACGTCCCCGACCCTGCCGCGTCGGTCGAGACATAGGCCTGTGATCCCGGCGGGATCACCATCGACGCGCCGGAGGCTCCTCCGGAAAAGCCGTCGGCCGCATTGACGGCGAAGGTGACGGAATTGTTGAGCGCATAGACCCAGAAGCCGAATCCGTTGAACAGCGTATTGGCGCGAGGCAGCGTGTAGATCAGCGCTCCGGTCGCCGTGTGCACCTGACCGTGGAAGGCGCAAGTGACGGCCTGATTGCTGGCGTCCGGGACCGTCTGGAACACCACCCTGGCATTCCCCGATCCGTCGTCCCGGATCGTTGCCCCGCCGCACGTGCCGCCGTTGATGTTCTCCTGCGCCATCGTGCCGAGGCCGAAGGCGGTACGGCCGGCAGCGAGCGAAGCCGCATTGACCACCGGCTGCATGGCGCTGGAAATCGTCCCGGACGACGGCGTGACGCCCGCGATGACATTGCCCGACCCATCGAAGGCAAGGCCGGTGTTGGCCCGCTGCGCCGCCGGCGGCAGCGTCAGGTTGACCGTAGGGGGATCGGACGGCGGCGCGACGATGGCGCGGCCATACAGCTCGGCGAGCTGCTGGATCTGCATGTCCAACAAGTCGAGGCCCATTTCGACCGCGGACGGAAAGAATGCGCCCTGATTGTTGAGGGAGACGGTCTGCTGCAGCGGGACCGTCCGCAGGATCGTCAGCGTCGATCCCGAGGGAATTGGCGTCCCGGAGGGATTGTAGACGACAGTTCCACCGACGCCCCATAGCTGGCCCGGAGAGGCAGGATTGAGCGTCAGTTGGTACTGTGTCGGTCCCGATCCTTGCGCCAGCACCGTGGCGATGCCGGCGGCGCTGGTGAACGTCACCGAGATGTCGGAAGCCGTCACGCCGATGAAGGAGAAGCCAAATGACGTCTGCGCGCCATTGCCGGCGATCGTGATCTTATTGATGGAATTGTTGATGGTGGCCCGGCTTGACGCGAGCCAGACAAGATCGGCGATTTCGGCAAGGCAAAGGACGGCGAGCGCCGCGCCAAGGAAGCGGTAGAGCTTTCGCATCATGGAGGAGGCCTTACTTGGGCTTCAGGGACTTTTTGGCGAGCCACCCGTGAGGATGAGGCTCGGCGGGAAGAAAGGGGGCGCGGGGCGTGTTGAGGTCGCGGTCGGGCTTCTTCTGGCGTGGGGGACGGGCAACGGGCGCGCGGGCTGTGGGTGATTTGCTTTCGGCCATGGTTCTTGCTAAATCTTGCCGTTCAACTTCAGGGGAAAATCATGTTCAACAAAGCGTTGGAGCTTTTCGTCAAAACCTGGATTTGGTTCGTCCTGATTTTCACGCTCGTTAGCATCTGCGGCCAGATTATCGGGGCGGAGACTGTCTGGAGCGGAATCAACAACGTTCTTGCCTCCGCCGATCCGTTCCGGATCCCCAGCATGTGGACGACGATCATCGTTTTGCTGGTACCTGGATTCCTTGCCAACATGTGGCTGGAGCGACGCCGCGGCTATGGGATTGTCTAATGCACCGTCTCAGGCGCCCCGGTAAGGTTCTCGACCTTTGACTGAGTGGCTTCCCTAAGAATATCGGGCCACATCATCATGACTCGGGTCGCGGCGGTCTCGCGCGCCCTGGTGATGATCTTGTTGACCAGCATCGCTTGCTGACCGACGGGCAGGCCGCCGAAGCCAGGAGAGCCAATCAGTGTATTCAATTGCAGCTTTGCCAGCCGGCCGGCCATCATCGCGTATTCGTCGTACTGTTCGTCCGTCAGATCGACGCCGCGGATGTCTCGTTTCACCGGAGATGGAAACACGCCGATCTCCTTGAGCGTCCGGTTGACGGGATCGTTGCTCAGCCGCTCGACATAGACGCCCCAGTACTCGCGACTGAGGACCGGCTCGCCCCAGATGTCGCGGCGCGGCATCAGCGTCTCTGAAAGCCATGGCACCTTGGCCTTCATGGCGTCGAGCGTCGTGCGCGCCTGTCTTGAGTAGGGATCGATCCGGCGCGCGATCTGGGACATTCCGACTGAGTACGGCACCGCAAAAGAGGTGATGAAATTCCGGACATAAGTTGCGCCATAGCGGTCCGGATCGTGGATCGCCTTGAGGATATCTGACGGGCCACGCATGAATCCTTCGTCCATGAAATTATGCGCGAAGGAGTGTGCAAGCAGCGAGGCAATTTCCGTCGCCTCGTCTTTCCCGATGCGATCGGCAACGTGATAGAGATCGGCGGCAATTCCCATTTGAAGGCCCAAGACGCCAAGCCGATTGAGCTCAATCGACAGATCGCCGATGCGCAGCGAATGCGGCGTTCCATTGACCATCTCGGTCAGCGCCGCTTCGTTATGATCGGAGGGCGCTGACGGGGTAATCAGTCCTTCCATTGCCAGACCGCCGCTGACGATACTCAGCGATGTTCCTGCCATCATGCGACCGATGGCGCTATCCTGCGCCAACCGCCCGTTCGTGCCGGTAATGTCGGCGCGCAACTGCGGGCTTAATAGTCCGATCGGGCTGCGCTCGACTACGGCCTGCTTCATGATGTTCGATGCGATGTGAACGAACGGATCGATGAAGGAGATCGGCTTCGTCGGTCCAATCGGGCGCGGCAGGTTGGCTTCCCAGTTTACGAAGGCGGAAACCCGCTTCGTGAACTCACCGCCATGTCCCATCAGCATCTGCTCGGTCGCCTCATTGCGGGCCGTCGTCATCATCTCTTCCGAAGGCCTCGCCTGAAGGTCCGCCATCCGGGTCCGGAACGCATTCCCCGTCAGGCCTTCGTTGGCGGCCTGCCGGTAGGCCTGTCGGGCGATCGACTGGATGTAGCCAACCGTGCGGCCGAAGCTATGGAGCGGCGCTACCATGCGCTCGCCGGGGATCCGCACGATCGTTCCCGCGATGCCCGGAACGGCCTGCGTATTGGTGAATGGCGTAGTCGAGCCTCCGATGCCGAGGCGGGCGATAGCCTGCTCGTGGGTGACGGTACCGGCGCCATGGCTTATCAGAGTGTCATAGCGCGCGCGCTCGGCCGCCGTCATCTTGTCGAGTTCTTCGAACGGCAACTTCATCGTCTGGCCGGTCTTGAAGGAATCCCAAGCCGCGCGCCAGCCGTCGCGTTCGCCGAAGAAGATAGCATAGAGCTGGGCTCCAACCTCTCCGTAATAGACGCGGGTTCCCCGCTCACCTGTGATCGCTTCGCGGACCTGGCTGGCGGCCGCCTGGCCGATGGTCTCGATCGTCGCCTTGTAGAGCGACAGCATCCGGCTGCCGATGTGGTAGGTGGTATGGGTGATCGGACCAGAGATCAGCCAGTTTTTGTAGATTTCCAGCGCCATAGTCCCGAGGCCGGGCTTGCTCATCTGAGCGAGTGCGCCGGCGACCTGGGCCGGCGTCTGAAGCCCAGCGATGGCTCTGGCGCGCTGCTGTAGCTGGAACAAGTCCTGACCGGTCGATTTCTTGAGGACATCCGCCACGGCGTGAGCCTCAAAGCTGCCTGTCATCTTCTTGAGGGCATTGTAGGCCTGAAGTGCCCGACCGGCTTCAGCGCGCACGCCCGAGGCATGGGCGGCCACCTTATCCATAATCATCTGCTGGCGGGCTTCTTCCTCGCCATAAGCGAGAAAGGCTTCCTCAGTTCCGGCTTCAGCCGCCGCCTTGGCAGCGTCGCTGACCCTGGCCGCCGACTGGATCAGCAGCTTTTCCAGCGCAATGATCTGTTCCTTGTTCCAGGCTTCCCCGATCGCCCGGCGATTGAGATCACTCGGCTTGAGACCCATCGCATCGGCGAGGTCGAGGGCCTCAGCATCGCCAAGGACGCCGCGCCGTTCGTCGACGTACGCATTGTTACGCTCGACGGACTCCCGGATGGCCTGCCGGATGTCTTCGCTGTCGCTGATGTTTTCGAGGCGGAAGTTGCCGGCCTTGTCGACCAGGCGCTCGACGGGCTTGAATGCCTCATGGGCGCCGGTCGGCGGCTCGGACTTTACGAGTCCGGCTGCTTTTCGAGGCTCCGCTGATATTCCAGCGCCTTCACCCTGAGCTTCACCTCCGCCCGGGCGCTCCGCTCCAGGTGCCGGATGGTCTCCGCCTTCTCGTGCGACAGGTTGGGTCTCATTCCCAGGACCTGGAGATTGCGCACTTCCTGCCTCGCGCCCGCGAGTTTCATTTCCAATGTTTTCAAGTCTGGCATTGTTTTCCTCTACCAGCTTTTCAGCGGCAATGGAATCCCTTTCTTGCTGGACCGCTTCGGCGGCCGGATGGGCGTGCTCCGGGGGAACGGTCTCTGCATCTGCCTCATGGAGATCCGCAAAAGTCTTTGGAATCTCCCGCTCCGGCGCAATCACAGTCCGCTGTGGTTCTTCCGCCAACATCCGGTCGAATACCTGCCGAATGTCCTCATTGATCGGCTTCCCCAATCCTTTGATGGTCTCATAGATTTTTGACAACCACTGCTTGAACTGGGCGAAGACCCTGGCGAGACCGGCCGATGGCGCCGTTCCCTCTCGCAGATACTGCTCGAAGCCGCGGGCGAATTTCTCATGATGACTGGTTTTCAGGTCTTCGGTCTTCTCGATGCCGAGCCACTTGAGCGTTGTCTGTGCATCGGCTTTCAGTTGATCCGGAGCGGCTTCATGCTCTGCGTCACGAAGCAGTTCACCCAGGAACTGATGGCCGGATTCATGGATAAAGGTCGAGGCATTGGCGTCCTTCATCAGGGTGATGATGGGACGAACGCCTTCTTCGCCCAGGAAGTTGCGGCCGGGAGTTCCTTGGGGATTGAGATTGATCTTGCCGCGGGCGGGCTGAAGAAGTTCCTTTCCTTCTGCTCCCACGATCTGCTGTCCCATCGGGACGTCTTCCGTCCGCCATGGAGGATTGGCGAGACGTTCTTCAGGCGTCATATCTCTACGCTGCTCGACGTTGCGCGCTTCGACTTCGCCTGCCGTCCTGTGATAGACGTCCGGACCCGCTTTTTCCTCTTCAGCGCCCTGGGCAAATGCTTCACGGCGCTGGATTGCATGCTCCACCTCATGAAGCAGATGTGAGCGGATGTCATACTTGAGGTCAGGATGCGCCCCTTGAAGCCTGATCGCCTCTCCGGCGCCGGTCGCATCCGGATGAAGGTAGGCGCTCCCGAGTCCCTTGACTGTGTAGACCCGCATGTTCGCGAGTTCCGGATAAGCCTCATACAATTGAGGATGTATGAGAACTTCCCCCAGTGTGCGATCGACACCGAATTCCGGGAGTTTTCCCAACACTGCTTTGTCGTCTGAAATCTCGAACCGCCATTTTCCGTCGGTCCCGCGATACCAGCCGGTCTGTTCCCAGATGTCTTGGGGCCAGTAGCCTTCGTCTGCCATCTGGCGGGCCTTGGCGAGTACGTCGGTATTGGCAGTTGCGGCGCGCTCACCGACGAACTGAAACAGTTCCCCGCTCGCCAGAGCTTCCTTGTCTTCCTCGCTCAGCAGCGATTCATCTTCCGGTACGCGCGCGCGTCCTTCTTCGAACGCGATATCTTCCGCCGTCGGCTCTGCGCCTTCCGCCTTCGCTTTCGGCTCCATCCCGGGCCGATACACCTTGCGACCGCGTGATTCAGTACTGATGGCAGCATGCAGATCCCGCAGGCTTGCCTGATTGCCGGTCCGCTCGACATTCTCGGCGAGATAGCCGGCCTCGGAAGCGGCTTCCCTTGCCCGGTCTTCCGTCATGCCGTCTTCACGGAACAGGCGGGAATCCTTGCCGAGCATCGCCTCAAGATCAGCCGTCCGCTTCAAGCCGCCGCGATGAGCGAGGAACTGAAGCAGAGAAAGCTTTTCCTCGTTGACCGCGCGGGGACGCGTCGGCGGCCGGACGACAGGCTGTCCTGGCCGCATGCCGGGACCAAGGATCTCCGCGCCTTCCTCCCGATAGAGATCTTCCGCCGTTCCCCGTGCGCCTTTGAAGAGGGCGGCCCGTGTCTCATAGCGGGCGGCAATGAGCGCGCCAGCAGTTTCGGCTTCCTCTTTCGGGCGGCCGGCACGGATCAACTGGCGGGCGACGTCATTGCGGATGAAGTCGCGCTGTTCCTCGATGGTGCGAACGGGAGATGGGGTGGCTTTAGCCGGGACACCAGGATCAATGCGGATGGTAAAGCTATCGTTCTCACCCGCAACATACTTTCCGGGGAAGCCGCTGTCCGTCCCCTCGTGAAATCCCGGCGCAAATTCGACCTTGTAGCCTTCGTCTTTCAGACGCTCGTAAACACGCTTCGCCTGCGCCGATACGTCACCATCACTGAACACGGGCAAGCCGCGCTCAGAGGCGATGCGGATCAGCTCTTTGTACATCGCAAGGCCGCTACCCTTGCCTCGTTCGGCTTCGGGCAGGAAAGAACCCGTAATCCTGACTCGATCCGGATTGAGATCGAAATGGATTCCGGTCGTATTAGCGCCTTCGGTTGCTTCCATGCCCTTTGGCTTCAGCAGGAAGCCACCGCTTGGATGCTCGATGATATCGTAATTACCCGACGAAACCAGAGGCCCGGCCGGCGCACCAGCAGACGCAGCAGGAGTTCGAGGAGTTTGTGCAGGAACGGCGGGAGGCGGAACGCCGGGAAGCTCTTCCTGGACGGCTTGCGTTGTGGGACGCTCGGGCGCGGCAGGCGGCTCCGCGAGCGCGGGGAGGGGCGCCGGCGGCGCTTCTCTCACCGCTTCCGGTATTTTCCCTGTCTTCATGAACTCGTCGGCTTCCGACGCAGTCATGAAGTTCACATTCGGATAAGCCTTGCGCAGTGCGTCGATATTCGCTTCGGCTGGCCCATTGAGCACGACATTCTTGACGCCCGTCTCGCGCAACGTCTTTCCGCGGTCGGAGAGCAGCAGATAGGGCGCACCGAAAGTGCGGGTGCTGTCGATTCCATGTGCGCCGCCGCGCGGCGTGCCGGCATGGAATTCCCGATTCGGATCGATGCCGTGTTCCAGCAGATCGATCAGGTTGGCGTCACGATCGCCGGCCAGCAGGCCATGAACCTGGAATTGCGCATTGACGTCATCCGGCAGCGCTTGCGCCACATCGTGGAAACCATGATACGGTTCAGGATTCATCATGGATTCAGGCGATAGCGCGTGCTCCTGTTCGCCTCGCGCCCGGACACTTCGCAGTTCCGCCGCCGCGATTCTCGGCTCTGCCGCCCGTACTTCTTCCTTCGGCCGCAGTTCCGGGAATCGTTCATCCGCCGTCCGGTATGCAGACGACACCTTTGCCGCAAGGTCGCGCATCTGGTAATCGACGGCCTGCAATCGCTGGCGGATGTTCGCCATGTCGCGAGAATCGGCGGCCGTGCGCTCGGCGGTCCAGGCTTCGTTTTCCTCGAGCAGCGGGGCGAGCCGTTCCTCATATTTCTTGCGCAGGCGGCGCGTCGTATCAGGATTGGCGATGCGACCCTGGAGATTGGCAATCTCGTCTGCGTGCGGGGCTTCCTCGGCGGCGCGCTGGTCGCGGCTCTCGCGCAATTCCTCGATCCAGCGGCGGAAGGTATCGCGACGCTGGGTCAGCGCGTCGTAATCACGGAAGGTATCGGGATCGATCTGGCGAGCAGCGACATGGAGGTCGGCGGGAGGTGCTGTTTCAGCAGGCAGTCGCGCAGGCGTCGAGGGCGGAGGCTGCTCGACCTGGGACTCTTCTACCGACCGCGGCTGCGTCGTTTTCGCTGCTTCCTCTGATGGCTTTGCAGTTCCTTTCCATCCGGCTTCACCATCCGGTCCGATGACATTGAGGGCGCGCGCCTGGGCGACTTCGTCAGGCAAGGCGAACCGGCGGCCTTCCACGGCGTCAGCGACCGAGCGCGCGCGAGCCGCCTCCGCAATGCCTCGGCCTGGGACTCCCGTAAAATGCGGGGATCCCATGAAGGCTTCCGGGACGGCCGCAAGTTCGCGGCCAAGCTTCGGCTGTCCGACTTCTTCTCCCAACTGCGCCACGGCCGCCTGGGCGCCCGTAAAAGCGCCCATGAAGCTGCGCGATGCCATGGCGAGGTCATAGGCGGCCGGCCGCAACAGAACCTGATTTGCCGCCTTGGCGATGTTCTGCGATGTCTCCGACCAGTCTTTGAATCCGGACCAGTCTTTCAGCTTCTCGTACTCTTCCTGCGGAATGCCGGCCGGCACATATCCACCGGTCGGCTTCTTGGGAAAGGCCTCGTCGAAGCCGTGCCCGAAGGCATGCAGGATGCGGCCAGCCGAATGATAGGCTGTCCCGACCGGCCCTTCATTGCTGAACAGGAAATCCTGAAGCGGAGAGGGGTTGGCCGAACCGGTATTGATGACGCGTTGGCGGCGGCGCTCGTTCTCTTCCTCGACATGGGCAGGAAAGAGCGTCTCCGCATCGGGAAGCGCGCCTTGCTGGCCGCCTGTCGAGGCTTCCGGAGGGAAGAGCGATTCGGCGTCGGGAAGGCTGTCGGGCATTACTGGCTCAACGGAACGTGCATTGCGGGCGGCCCTGCCGCAGGCGGCGCGGCCGGCTTGCGCACGGCCCAGCCGCGTTCAACGGCCAACTGCATGGCTTGCTCGCGCGAGAGACGCCCAGATCCAAAGGCGGCCTGAAGCTCGGCAAGATTCTTGACGGAAGCGGGATTGAATTGCGGAGCGGCTGGCGTTGGCGCAGCGGTAGCGGGCGCGCCTGCGGACGCCGGGGCCGGCGCAGATGAAAACAACCGGCTGAAGAAGCCCGGCTGTTCCGGCGATGCTGCGGGAGCCGGATGGTTCGTTCCCCATTCCGCCATGATCTGCTCGGTTGTCTTCCGGTAGGGCGCGAGCGCTTCCGGCCGGCCCATGTATTCCGGCTTGGTCGGATCGAGGCGGTTCCACGGATTCTTGCCGGCCTTCCGGTCCTCTTCCATCAGGTGGTCGAGGTCCCACTCGAACCGGTAAAATCGCTCCTGCCCTCCCAGATCCTTGATGCCAAGATTCATATCGGTCTGGTCGATCTGCGGCGCGACGCCCTTGAGGAATTCTGTCTTGCGCTTCACCAGTTTTTCGCCGTCCGGCGTCTCGCTGTTCTTGAACTGGTTGGTGACCCAGTCGTAGTCTGCCCGGGTCAGTTTGCCTTCGCTCATCGCGGTATTGATCGGTCCCAGATCCTTGATCTTGTTCGGATCGCCATCAGGAAGCCGCATGCGGTCGAACAATTGCCGCGTCATCTTCTGTGAAATCGGCGCAATCGGATCAGGTTTGTTGGCGCGCTCCTGAAACGCGATGATTTTCTTGCGTGTCTCCGGATCGTTCACCAACCGCGGATCATTGACGACATCGACGGCGGTCTTTTGTGGATTCGCATCGTAGGCGTCTTTCAGATATTCATCTTCGACCGCCAACGACTGCTGTTTGCGGGCTTTCTCGGCGAGCTTTTCGGCGCGGTCAGTGTCGATCGCCGTGGCATGTTCGATCTGGGCGCGCTTCTCAACTTCCGCCCAGGCTGTTGCGAATGCTCGCGGACGATCGCGCAGATCAGGATCGTCGATCAGGTCGCGCAGTGCGCTGACCTTCTTTTCCTCCCAGGTCGGCTGACCGGAAGCAACAGCGCCTGCGCTTGCCGAAGGCGGTGGCTGCGCCCCGAACTTCACCGCCCACATGGCGATGAAATCACGGCTCGTCACGTTATCGACCGAGCCGAACATGGCCTTGTACTGATCCGGGATGTTTCCCCAGATGGCTTGTTTGGCCCAGTTCTCGCCCTTCTGGCGGCCCTCGCCCGTCGCCGCCATGTTCTGCCAGGCTGGCGAAGCCGGATTGGCGAGATGCGCCGAATAGCCTCCCAGTCCCTGCTGGTGGATCATATAGCTGTCGAAGCCGCTCGGCTGGCGGCCGAACTGGCTGGCGAAGGCGGCGCCTTCCGCCTTCATCTTGGCGGCGGCGGCAAGAGCGTTGTCGGCCGGATTGTAGATGTCGCCCCCCGCAGGGGCGTATTTCTGGAATTCGGCCTGGGAAAGTTGAAACAATCCTTTGTAGGAACCGGTTACGGCATTCGGATTGCCGCTGCTTTCGATCTGCGCTGCACGGCGCAGCGTGTTCGGATCAATTCCGTAACGCTGCGCTGCGCCTGTGATCGCATCATTGACCGGGGCAGAGAATTTGCCGCCGGTCCGGTTCCATACATTTTCCCCGACCTTCGCGCCGACCTGTGCATCGGCGCGGTCACGCAGCCGGTTGTACATGTCATCGTACTTGACGCCGGCCGTATTCTTGTTCGATTCCAGGATCTGGAGCGCCCTGTCAGGATCCCTGACCGCCACCGCATTCACATGCGCTTCCAGCAGCTCGACCTTCGCCTGCGCTTCGGCCTGGCTCTTGATCCCCGCATCATCTCCGAACTTGAGCTGCGCCTGCTGGACCTTGAAGCTGATGTAGTTGTGGGCGTAGCCTTCCATCTTCGCCGGATCGCCGATGGCATTGACGAAGTCGTTCAGTTCATGGGCCGCCCCGGCCGCATTGACGCCGCCGGCCCATATTTTCCATTGCTGGTCGGTGTGAGAGCCGACGTGGGTTTCGGCTTCGTTGTAGATGCGGCGCGTCTGCTGGTCATAGGCCAGTTGCGCCATCGGGTTCTGGAGGTTGTTCTTGCCAGCCTGCCGGACTTCCTCAAGTGACTTGAGCATGCCGTCGCGCGCATCGGAGGCGGCGCGGCCTTCCAGGCCCATGAAGCCGCGGTCGATCGTCGGCTTGCCGTCCGGACCGATAAGCTGCTTGCTCGGATCGCCGTACAGGAGCTTATTGCGAGCGTCGAGGAACTTGTTGGTCTGGTCGTCAACGTCGATGCGCTGCTGGAACTGAACGACTTCGGTCGCCGCATTGCTGGCCTTCTCGAATGCGCCGCCGAGCTTCTCTAACGCCTGCCCTGTCTGCGCCCCGAACATGTTCGGGTTGGCCTGGATGCGCAGGTAGTCATTCGGCGGAGCGCCGCTCGGGTTGACTGAAGGGGTGTTGAAGTCGAGGATTTGGGCCATTGGCGGTTAACCGATTACGCTCCCGGCTTCGTGGGACTATTCGACGGGAATGGCAGGACGTTCTGTCCGGATTTTCCGGCCTGATGTTCGTTGACGCGAATCCAGATCAATTCACGCCCGCCTTTCTCAAGCCACTCGTGGGCAGCATCGCGCGGGAAAGCATCTTTGGTTCCTGGATAGGTCGGCAGCTTTTTCAGATTGCGGTCGCCGCAGAAGACGCGGAGATGCTTTGATACCCAGGTGCATAAAGCGGGATAGCGCTTCCCTTCCGGCACTTTCGCCATTTCGGCGACGACTTCGAACGCCGGGACATAATCACGTGCCAGCATCAGGTCCGGAGCTGGCGCACCAAGCGCCTTAACCTGCATCGACAATTCAATCAGCCGCTCCATGCCCAATTCGCTGGCGGCTTTCAGGTGTTCAATGACGTGCTCATGTTCAGTGATCTTGTGCACGCAGGTCTTCACCATGCCGACCACACGAGGCCATTCTTCGTTAAAATCCGGCGGAAGAGGCCGGCGTGATCGCTCTTCAAAATCGATCAGATAGCGCCTGATCGAACGGCCGATTTCGTTGTTCTCGACCATGGCAAGCTCTTTTGCCATACCAACGGTTGCGTGGTATTCGATGGTAGTCCGCGCTCTTGATTTTGACGTCGCCAAATTTGGCGAGACCAAACCTTCAATTATTACATAGTCTTGTTTTTCGGTAAAACCGTACTTTGAGATGCGATCCTTGACCCAATTGGAGAAGTCGCGCCCTACTTCCAGACGGCCGTGCAACTCCCGGAGGTTGACGGCCTGCCTCAGCCGACCGGCGATTTCAGTCACAATGACAGGGATCAGTTCATTCATTTTCTTCCATGCCTCCATCGGCGCCCGGTCAACCACGACCCAAGCGCGAAGCGGGGGGATGCGAGAACGCATCACCGGGGCCGATGGAGCCCTGATGTTTCGTCTCGCGCTAAATCCTCGTGGTTGCGAGGAATTGATGTGAATTCGGAAAGGGAGCGAGCGGCCTAGAACAGCCCCAACTTCTTGGCGTTGACCCCGGCTCCGGACGCCCCGGTAATCAGCGACCCGAACCCGGAAATCCACCCCGCCTCTTCGGCCTGCTTGCCCTGCATCTCGTCGAGCTTCGCCTGGGCTTCCTGGCTCGTCGCTTCGACTTCGTAGCCATAGGCTTTCCGCGCGGCATTCGCGCGCGTCGTCAGAGCATCGAGCATCCCGAGTTCGGCCTCGGAAGCCCGCGCCTGCACGAACGATCCCGAATTGACATCGACCCCGGCCGCGCCCTGGCCGGCCTTTGTCTGGCCAACCGCCGCGCGGGTCTTCATCTCGACATTGCCGGCCGCGGTTTCGCCCGCCGCCATCTCGGCGGAAGCGTTCTGCTTGGCGATGCCTGCATTGATGCGCGCGACCTGCGCCTGATAGTCGGCCGCATTCTTGCCCGCCGCGCCGCCCTCGACGGCGCCGAAGGCGGAAATGGCGCTCCCGGCAAGAGCAAGAGGTACGATCGCTGCGCCCATTTATGCCGCCCTGATTTCAAACTTGCAGAACAGCGCCTGATGGCGGCCAATCGGCACCGGATCGCCCACGGTAAACCCCAAAAGCTTCAGGAGACGGATGGCGCGGGTGTATTTGGCTGCCACGTAGTCATAGAGCACCGGCCGCAGCGCCAGCATGTCCGCCAACTGCTGCCGCGCCACTCGCACATACAGGAATGGCGAACGCTCGGCGGCCGGCGTCGTCAGTAGCCAGGGATGACCGACATTGGACAGCAGGTTTCCACCTAGCCCCCACATGGCCGCGATGTCCCCATCAACGAATGCCGTGCGGCACATGATGCTTCCCCGGAAGGCGCGGTTGAGCACCCGGATGCGCGACAAGCCGATGGCGCGGCATTCTTCGGCGTCGTCATGGCGCATATTGGCGGCCAGCAGCGCACAATGTTCAGGCTCGGCGGGGACGATCCGGCAGTCAGGCATTCAGGCGCCGCTGGTGACGCCATACGCCAGCGCAGCTTCAGCGGCGGCCTTCGCCTCCTCATCCGTCCCGGCGTCCACTTCCACAGCGTCTTCTTCGTCCGGCAGCCGCTCATACAGCGGCTGATCATGCCCCGGCGCTGCGCCGCCCTCGGCCAGCGTCTCAGCATGCGGAACATGCGCGCGATGCGGACCGATCCAGTCTTCGGCCTTTTCGACGATCGATCCGGCAGCATGCAGAGCGCCGTCGATCTGCGCGGCGGCGAGAAGGCGGTAACGGGCCATGATGTTCTCCTTAACCGTTGGTGTCCCCAACATTCAACTCGGGAATGCAGGCGACCACGTTTAGTGGAAGCGGATAGCGCTGCTGGAACGCCACCATCCCAGGCGACCTTTGGCCGTCGGGCGTGTTCCAGTCCGATGTCGTAATCGGGATCCGGATATCGCCCGTGAACAGCGGAATGGCTTGCCCGGCATTGACCGCATTGGCGCCGGTATTGCCAAACAGACGGTCCTCGCTCGGAACCAGCGCGCCATAGGGAATCCGGCCCCACGGCGCCTCTTTCTGGAAAGCCGTCGCCGCCGCGATCGGCTGATCCTGCCCGACCTCGATGCCGCGCGAGTTCTCCACCCGCAGCGTGACGGCGGAAACTTTCTTGGACTTGCCCTGGATCATCTCGCCCGGCAGGTCGGCATGGAGCGTCTGGCCCTGGGCGATGAAGCCAAGGCCTACCGTGACGGAGCTCGCCGGCGCCGGCAACGTGATCTTGCCGCCCGAGACGATCACCGGATCGATGACGTTGCCATCGGCGAGGCCCGTCACCACCATGCCTTCCAGGTGGCCCAGGTTGCCGATCACGGACACCGGCGCTGTCAGCGTCCACTGCCCGGGCCCGGCCGGCACAGCCATGTCGTTCGGATCGTTCGGGATCGTCGCCGCGATCGGCGCCAGCATCTGCGCATTGACGCTCTGGGAATTCACGAAACCTGTGACCGCGGCAATGCCGCCGCCCATGCGGATGATCTTGCCGATGTCGCCGCCGGAAAAGACCGGCTGGTCTGCGCTGAACACGACGGGATTATCGAAGTTCAGCGAGATGATCGCCCCCGAGCCGGTCGCATCCGTGACCACGACGTAGCTGCCCGGCTGATAATCCTGCCCTTCCGGGCTGCATGTCATGCCGGTAATGACGCCGCCGGCAGCAGTGAGATTGACGACGGCGCCGGAACCCAGCCCGGTCGGATCAACGATGGCTCCGGCCGGCGCCGTATAGCCCGACCCACCCAGGATGACGTTGCCGCCAGCGATGCCGCCGAGCAGCGACGCCGTCGAGGCTGAAAGCGTCGCCTGCGGCTGCGGCTGCGCCAGCGCCAGACCGCAATCGACCGCCCAGACGGCTTCGGCGTTCGATCCCCACAACCGGTTGTCCATCCGCTCGACGAAATAGGCCCACTGGCCCTTGCCGACGATGTACCGCTTGACGATGACATAGACGGCGACCACCGGCGGCTCAGTGGCGCAGGCAATCGAGGTGAACAGGCCGTTGGTGTCGTGCCGCGTCCAGCCGGCGATTTCCTGGTCCTTGATCCAGGTCAGCCCGAGCAGGCGGCCATCATCGCGGATCGCCCAAATCACCTTGTAGGGTTCTTCCGCCCAGCCCCATTGCACCAGTGTGCGATTGTCGAACAGGTGGCTGGAGAGAATCGTCGTGTCCTGGCCGGAATAGATGTTGGTGTAGAACGAATACTGGAGATCGCGCACGATCGATCCCAGCGCCTGGCCGTAGAGAATGTCGGGTCCGATGCGCAACGGCTCCAGCGTCGGCGAGAAGCCGTGGCTTTCCTGCGCCACCGCCGACTGCTGGGCCGGCGAGATCGGCGAGCCGGCACCGCCGGTGCCCGACACCTGCCAGACATTCTGTCCCGTCCCTGTGATCAAACCGCCCGGCATCGGCGATAGCCACTGGATGCCGTTGACCTGCTGCGCCCACGGCGTGCCGGTAATGGCATCGGAATCGATCGGAGGGTCCGCTGAATCGAAGTTGGTGTAAGCTCCCGGCTGGGACATCTGGTAGGTGTCGGGCGCATTGATCGTGTAGGCGTAGACGCGGCGCTGCTGGAAATAGGCGACCTCGCCGGGATAGGTGCCGGTTTGAGGGCCGATCTTGAGCGTCCCGGTCGCGCCCGAGCCGGCCCCGGAAACCACAAGCGCGTCACCCGGCAGATAGCCGCCGCCGGCCATCTGCACGATGTAGGAAACAACGGCGCCCGACACAACGACAGGAAGGATGACCGCGCCGGAGCCTGTCGCGCTGGCGGCTGAGGCCGTCGTGGTGCTCTGCGCATAACCCGAGCCACCCGCGCCGGGCGTCACGCCGGTGACCTGGCTGCGGGCGAAGGGGTTATTGTGAAGGGGAGGCGTCGTCACCTGATCGGGGATCACATTCTGGTCGATGAACTGAGTGCCGAAGGCTTGGCCGGCGAAGCCATAGGAAGAACCGGCAGGAACTTGCTGAGCTGCATTGACCGGCGTGCCTGTGCCGGTATTCCACACAGCCGGCGGGGCTTTGTAAACATTATAGCTCGCAGCGCCCGCAACAGGCGACCATGTGATGGTGATCGAACCCGCCGTAAGTGAGATGTCGACGGATTGCGAAGTGTCGTCAGTTGAAGGCGTGAAGGCCGGCTGAGACGCGATGCTTTCATTGCCGCTCGCATCAACCGCCGTGACTACATAGGCATATTGCGCGGCCGGAGCGTTATTGACGCTGGCTAGATTGGAAACTCTGGTCGAGGGAACCGCCGTCACACCCGTCGGCGCAGCAATAAGCGGATCGAAGTTCGTCGGCGTTAGCGCCCAGCTATTGGCTGCAAGCCGCGTCAGATCATAGGTCGCATATTCGACGAACGTCTGCTGGTTGACGCAGCAGAGAGAAAGCACGTCCGCCGATTGCTCGAACTTGAGATAAGGCAGATCAGCCGCATGATAGGGCGTCGGCAGCGTGAAGAGCCGCGAGACCGCGCCGCCTCCCGCATAGGCGTCGAAGTTGCGGGAATCGATCGGACCGCCGAATGTATCCTGGAGCGTGAAGGTATCGCCCGCGACGTTCTGCACGATGAAGGTTTCGCCATCGACGTCCGTCATGCCGAGCACGTCGGCAATGAACACCCAGTCGCCATTGACGTAGTTGTGCCCCGGCGCCGTGACCTGGGCCGGCAGCGCCTGGGTGATGGCAGTAATGCTGAACGGGGCTTCCGTCACATAGGCCCCATTCGCCACTACCCGCATGTACTGCTCGCCGAATTCCAGGAAGTAAGACTGGAACAGCGAGAACTTGAACGGGATCAGCCGCGGCGGGACGGAGGAAGCGGAAGCCGGCTGCTGTGACATGCCGCATAGCGCCGTACCGGCGCGCGAGGAAAGTCCGCCCTTGTAGTTCACGAAGCAGTTGCGCGCGACCGAGCAGCCGGCATGCCAGCGCGCAAGATCCACCCGGCCATAGAAGGCGGGCGACACTTCCCCTGCACTGAAGGTGGATTTGATGAAAGGCTGGGACATGCGTCAGTGCAGCGTCACAAGCTCAAGCGGTTGCCGGCCGATCCGCAACGGATGGGGCCAGCACCACCACATGCCGTGGTTCCAGGGCAGCGCCGTGAAGGTGGATGGATTGTCCACGTTGCCGATGACGGTTGCCGGATCAAGACCGCGGGCGGCGGCGACCTCGCGCCAGAAGCCGGCGGCGTAGCCCTCGCGCGGCCACGTGGCGCGGCAGATGGCGGCGAAGCGGACGCGCTCGGCGTCGGTCAGGGTGAAGGACTTGCGCTTGAGGGCGGCCATCAGACGAAGCTCCCGCCGGGAAGCGCCAGGGTTCCCCAGCCATAGAAGCATTGCCCGAGACCGGCGGGCCCCCACCCGATGCCCCACGATTCCCGCACCCTCATCCAATCGGGCAGCGAGTCAATCGTCGTAAATCCTTCATTTCCGTCCGAAATCCGCGCCTGCATCACGGCGGCGCTGGCAATCCCCGTCATCTCCTTGAAGATGATGGCGTTGCGATTGGTCGGATTGACCAGCCATGCGCCGAGATAGGCCGGAGCCGCCAGCATGAAGCCCGCATCCCAGAAGTCGGGATCTTCGACACGCATCGTGTAGACGAGGTCGGCGAATTCAAGGTCGGTCAGAATGACCTTGACGTTGTTGCCGTTCGAGTCCTTGTCGATGCCGACGACGAATTTCCACGGCATGCTGCCGAAGGCCGTGAACTGGACGCCTGTCGTCTGCGGGAAGATCGGCGGGGTCGTGCCGCTCGTCTGCGGCGGATCGGGAATGAGGAACCGCGCCGTGATGCAGTCCTCCGGGTATTCGTATTCGTAGAGCCAGGGGACCGGCGGGATCGGCAGCGTCGTGCCGTTGAGATTTTCCGGGGTGCCGGCGGCGGCCTTGAGAAGATTGAGAGCAGCCTGCTTGCGGGCGAAATTCCAGTGGGCCGAGTTGAGCAGCGCGTTGATCTTCGGGAAATAATTTCGGGCGACGACTGCCGCGTTGGGCATCGGCGCAGGCGGCGTCAGCGATGTCAAGGTCAGCCCTGCGCCAATGGAATCCAAAGCTTGATTGCAAATGTCTACTTGCGAAACCACAGATCAGTCCTCGACCCGCACGTACATCAGTTCGTCCACCTGCTCGCCAATCAGACGCCTGTCGTCATTGGCGACGTCGATGCGGTCGTGAGACTTCCGCACGGCGCGGCGCGGGCCGTCCCAATCGTCGGGACGCTCGATGATGGTCCCTGCTACGACGATCGCTCCATCGAGCATGACGGCTTCGAGCAGCCTATACCTCGCCATCTTCGCCTTCCTTCTCGTCGTAGAAAGAGCTGCGGCGCGTGTTGTCGCGGGTTTCCCGGCGCTCAAGGCGCTCTTCAGGATCTTCCCGGTCCTCGTCCTCGGCTTTCAGCGCCACGATTTGAAGTTCTACACGCGAGCACTTCTTCTTCGAGCCGTCGGGAAGAATCCGTTCCTGCTCGCTGGCGCAGGTCACGCGCGCCATGCCCATCAGATGGACGAGTTCGCCGACTTCGGGCAGATCGCCTTCAAGACCGAGCTTCTCAAGCTGTTCGTCTTCGAGCGAGATGCAGAGCCCATAGGGATAGACGGGGGCGGACTGCTTCGCCTCCAGCATCGGAGCAGTGGGAAACTCGTCCTTCGCCTCGGACGGCGCGAGAGACATGTCGATCATGCCATGGAACATCGATCCTGCTCCTTACGCCGCAGCCGCAGGAGTAGCAGCGGCGGCCATCGGCGTATTCGCCGCGGCCATCGCAGCCTGATCCGCCATCGGCGCGCCGGCCTGCGCCTGATCCATCGCGGCCAGTTCTTCTTCCTGCCGGGCGCTCAACTGCTCGTGGTCGCTGGTATGGCGCTTGTGCATGTCGTCCCGCTCGCTCGCGTGGCGGCCATGAGCGTCATCACGCTCGCGCTTGTGGCGCGCGTGCATTGCGGCGCGAGGATCTTCCTTCTCGCCGGCATCGCCTTTCACCTCGCCCTTGGACTCCTTTTTTCCCTTCGGAGGATTCTTGTCATACATCGCCTCGCGGCGCTTCTCGTTATGTTCGGCGGAGTTCTCGCGTTCAGCCATGATGATCAGTCTCCGTAAAGGGCTTTGTGGCGCTTGTGATTGGCGTGCATGCCGACTTCCGCAAGGCGGGCCTGCTGACCGGTCTTGCCGCTGTCGTGCTCGTGCTCAGCGGCGAAGGCAGCCGTGGACTTGCCGGCGCGTTGGGCCTTGGCCTTGAACTGGCCATGCGAGCCAGCGAAGGCCTTAGACATCCACTTTTTGCTCTTCATAGAGAGTCTCCTGCCGCGTCTTCCTGACGAACCGGTCGCAGATATCACCTGCGTTGATCTTGCCGGCGACGCCTTTGCAGCCATGCGGGCGGATGAACTTCGTGCAAATGCCGCAATAGCGGCGCGCCGTACCTTCGCGGTAATTGACTTCGGCCTTGGTGGCTTTCTCAGTCGCCATAGAGCGCCTTGCGCCGCTTGTCGGAATGCTCGGATGCGCTCTTTGCCCGCTTGTTCGCCGTAGCGATGGCAATGCCTTCGTCCACGCCTTCGCGCACCATTGCGGTTGCCATGGAGGCGGCTTTGGACAGGGCTTTGCCTTTGAGCTTGTGATTATGTTTGGCGAACGAGCGGGCGGTCCAGGGCATCGGTCAGTTGCCGAACGGCTGCGTCATGAACGTATAGGTGAGCTTGTTCGCGCCATACGTCGGCGTCGCTGCAATGATCGGTATGAACCACAGCGCGCTGTTGATTGTCGGCGCCGTGCGAGTGAACGTGATGTTGTCGCCATTGCCGACACCCGCGCCAGTGATCGCCTGGTTGATCGTGACCGTTGTGGAGGTCGTCGCCGTGACGGTCGCACCGTTCGGAATGACGGCAGCCGTCGTATCGGTCGCCAGCATACCGACCGTGATGTAGGACGGCACGGACGTGAAGGTGAGGACGAATGTCCCTGCTGCGCTCGTGGCGCTTGTCGCAAGCGAATAGGAGGAAGTGGCCTGTGGAACGGAGAAGACAGGCGAAACCGTGCAGATCGTCGCGCCGGCCGGAGATGGAGGCTGCGTGCAGTTCGCCGCCGGAATGGAAATGGTACCGACAAGGTTTGGGATGTCGGCCGGTGCGAGCGAACACGCGGCGTGATCCGTGTAGGTTCCGACCGGCGCAGTATTGAAAACGAGGATCGTCTGCGCGTCGTTCGTTCCGGTCTGGGTGGCCGGATCGACGAAGTTGATCCCGGTCAGGATCGCGCCGCCCGGCCCATGCGATCGCACAAGACCGGGAGCCGTGAGCACGCCACCAAGGCAGTTGCCGGCTACGTAGGCCGCCGCATTGGGCGTAACAACGACTTGGCTGCCGGCCACGCTATTGACTTGTGCCGCCGCTGGAGCGGCAAGCGCAAGGAGGACCGCGAGAGCGGAGAGAAGGCGGCGGGTCATAATCTAAACGCCGCGAGCGATAAGAAGCATAACGGCAAGATTGCCGTTCGCGATTTCTGCGAGCTGCGATATTTGGCCGTCAACAGAAATGACGGACTCAAAATACGATGACATATCAGTGCCGACCGCGAAAGCACTGTTATTGCTGATTGCCTGCGCAGAAACGACTTTATCTCCCGCCTTTGCATATGCAATCGAAATTGCGCTCGGTTCCACATTCGAGAGGAAGACTGTTGTTGCTTGAATGCTCATTTCTCACCTCAGGCGATACCAAGTCGTCGTGGATGATACATACTGCCATTCGGCGCTGGCGTTTGCCGCAAGGGTGGCAACCGCTCCACTATTCACGGTCTGACCAGAGTTGGCCGTCAAAGTCACAGTCGCGGTAAACGCAGAACCGCTCCCGTTGACAATTTCAACCATTTCGCCATCAAACGGCGATGCAGGTGTTGTGACAGCCAATGCGCCGGAAACGACGGCAGTCAGGATCAGACGATTGGTGCTCGTCGGCAGCGTCAACGCGCCCGATGTCAAAGAAGAGAGCTGATAGCCGGTCGCATTGCGGATCTGGTTGATGTTGATCTGCGCCTGCCCGCCGCCAAGTCCGCCGCCCGGCGCCAGCGGATAGACCGTCAGCAGTTCCGTTCCTACCGGAGACGCCAGCGGAATGATTCCTTGCGCCCAGGCATAGCCTCCCGCCACGACAGCGAGCAGGCCAACCGTCATCAACCAATATCGGCTAATAAGATTTCGCATCCCTTGTCCTCCCCTCACATCCCGACCGCATCGCCCGCGGGCGGCTTCGGCTCAGTCGACATTGCCGGCGCGGTCGGCCGCCGGTGGCGCTTCGCCGCCGCGTTCTGCGGATGGGCCGTCAAGCCCGTGATCGACGGATCACGATGTGTCACGTCCTTGAAGTCGCCCGCGGACATCGGCGGGACCGGCCGCCCATGGACCGGCGCGATGATGGCGGTTGAGGGCGGCGGGACCGGCGCCCGGCCGCCGCGGCGGGTCTTCAGGTCCATGGCGAGCTGATAGACCGTTCCACGCCAGATCTCGTACGGGATCTCCGGGTCTTCCGGCTTGCGCGACTTCATCAGGATGTTGGCCGCCTCCATCAGCTCATCAGGCGTGACGGCTGATGCCGGCGGTGGCAGCGAAGCCTCCCAATTGGCGAAGGCGATGCCGGCCGCGCGGTTGAGCGGCTTCATGTGCTCGTTTGGCACGAGGTCCGTCTCAAGCTCGGTGCCGGCCTCCCAATAGGCAGGAGGGCCACCGGGACGGCCCAGGAAGCAGTCTGCGAGCAGGAGATAGACGGGGCGCTCGATGCGCGCCCCGCCGTCGGATTCGTAGAAGTGGGGGAGACGGTCGAAGTCTTCCATCTTGCGCCTCCCTTATGCCGCAACCGTGAAGTTGGCCGGATACTGCTGGAGCGTTCCGAGGGCATCATCGGAACCGCCGATGACATTGTCGGCCGTGATGGTTCCGGCCGTCATCGTGCCTGCCACCACGTATCTGAGAGCGACGAACCGCGGCAGCGCCGCGCCGATCTTGCGCTGCGGCCAGTCGAACCCGAAGATACGGGTATTGGCCGTCAGCAGTGATGTCGCGATGGTATCGGTCTGACCGTAAATCACCCATGTCCCGAGCGTGCCCGTGTTGGGATCGGCCTGACCCACGAACTGCACCTGCACCGAGGTGCCGCCGGCGAACGCCTGGATTGCTTCGCCCACGACATGCGGCGTCGGCGACGTCGAGCCGATACCGAAGTCCATGCCGAACGTCGTGGCGTTGCCGATGATGACTGGCAGCGCGGACGCAAGGGTATAGGTGCCGGGAGTCGTCGCAATCGGCGCGCCCGCTAGCAGATCATAGGCGAACGTCGAAACAATCGTCAGCGGAGTACCCGTGAAGACATTCTGCGCCGACGAGAACTGAGAAAGCTTATCCATCAACATGATGATGATGTCTTTCGATTGGAGAAGAAGGACAGGAAACGCTCAGACCACGCGGCTTTCCGTGTTAAGCATCTGGTCATTGATGCCGAACGGAATCCCGCGGAAATCGAGGATCGGCGCGCCGGAATACTCCTTGCTGCCGATCAGCACGTTCTTGTCCCGAATGGCCTGGATCGCGGCGTATTCGGCGACGGTCCTGTTCCAGTAGAACTTGAGGCGGACCGGCGGCTCGTAGCCGTTGGGCGCATCGGTCTTGGTGACGCCCGAGACGCGCCGGCCGGCGGTCGGCAGCCGCATCACGACCTTGGACAGGATCGCGAAGATGTCCGGCGGAGACGCGCCGGCAAGGCCTGCCGTGGTGGTGTCAATGTTGGCGACACGGACGTTGTAGCGCCAGTCGGGGATGGCGAGTCCCATCTCCCATTCGATCAGGGAGGTGAAGGCCTCGAAGCGGTTGTTGCTCGCATCGAAACCGGGAACCACGTCGCCCTTATTCTCGAAGACGAGGCCGCCCTTGCTGCCCTTGCCATAGATGGCGAAGGCCGTCCGTTCGCCCCAGCCGAGCAGCAGGACGGAGGCATTCGAGTTGCCGGTGCCGCCGGCATCGAACACGTTCTGCGCGGACTGCGCGGTCGCCAGTGATACTGTATTGTAGTACGGCATGAATCCCGTGAATTGCTCCGGGTTCGCCCACGTGTTGCCGTAGATCGTGGTGCCGCTCTGCTGCTGGGAGAAGCCCTCGAAGTGAGCAAGGTCTTCCTGTTCGCGCAGCGCCTTCTCGTTGCCGCCGATCATCGCCATGCGCTTGTCCACCTGGGAATAGGCGCGCAGCAATGACAAGCCGAACTGCACCTGGGCAGCGCGGGAGGCGGTGTAGGGCGTGCCCTGGTAGAACCGGATGTAGGTGCCCTTGGGCAGCGCGGTCCGCAGCGTGCACAGATGCCCGGTCGGCAGGTTGCCCTCGACCATGGGCAGGTCGTCGATGATCTCGTTCGACTGAGAGAGAAGCTCGCTCATGTACATGAGCTTGCCGCCGGGATCCATGCGGCGGCCAAGATCGACCAGCGAAACATTCGCCATTGTAAGGGTAGGCTTTCAGCGCGCGCTCCTGCGCGTGCCACGATATTGAGGTCAGCCCGCGCGGCCTTAGTCGCCGTAGAAAGCTTCGATGCGGCCTTTGCCATTGCGGAGGCTGGGCGGAGTGCCCGGCACGGCGGAGGACGGCTCGCGCATGTACGTCTCGAAGATGTTGTTCAGGACGCGCACGAGGCCCTTGTGATTGCCCATGCCGGTATGATCCAGCATCGCGTAGAGGTCGGATTTCTGCGCATCATCGCCGCCGAACCGTTCGATGACGGCCTTGGCGGTCCCGAGCACAGTGTCCTGACGATTGCCGCCAAGGACAGGATCGGCCTTGAAATCGGCCTTCAGCCCCTCGGTGAAATCGTTCCACGCCTTGGTCTGCTGGGCGCGTAGATCTTTGGTGAAGCGCTGTGACTCGCGCACATAGAGGTCAACGAGCTTCTGGGCGCGCTCCTGATGGGAGAGTTTCCCATCGTCGAGCAGGTCCGTGAACTCCTTGGTCTCCTTCTGCGCTAGCGTGACGCCTTCCGGAGTCTTGAACGCTTCATACGTACGGGCCTGTGCCTCTTGAGGCGGGGCCTTGTCTGCCGGGACGGCGTCAGCAGCGGGCTTGTCTGCATCGGACTTGGCGTCGGGCTTTGCCTCGCTCGCCGCATCCTTTGCCGCCTCGGTGCTAGCCGTATCCGGCTTGGCGGTTTCAGCTTCTGGAGCCTTGCCGTCAATCTTGGTGGTATCCGCCGTCGAGAGCAGGGACGGGGACGCAATCGCCTCTGTCGTCGCCTCGGGGGCGCCGGACGGGGCGGGTGAATCTGGGGCAGCGGGAGCAGCGTCGGGCGCTGTGGCCGGAGCGGCATCGACGGCCGGCGGCGCTGCGCCTGTGTCTGCGATTGCTGCTGCGATTTCGTCAGGCATTGTCTTTCCCTGAATTCTTTCGCTCGCGGCTGTCTTCCGCCGCCTTGTGTTCCTTCATCATGGTGAGGTAGAGGTCGAGACTTGCCTCCATCGCCGCCACCATGATGCGCTTGCCGACGTCTTCGCGGCCGAGATTGAAATACGTCCGCAACGCATCGCTGCCGCTGCTCGCCGTTCCGAAGTCGGCCGCCGTCCCATAGATCGAGCAGCTTTCCAGGAGCCGGTAGAGCGCTGCCCGCCGCTGCGGCGTCGCCATCGCCACGCGCCAGAAGTCGGCGTCTTCGCGTTTGGCCTGGCCGGCTTCGCGCCGGGCGGCTTCGATCTGTCTTGGATCGGCGGCGTTGTAGCCCGCCTCACGCCGCTCTTGCTCCAGGAACTCCGGCTTGATGCGGCCGAACTCGTCAGTCAGGCCCGAGAAGGAGACGGGAGCTTGCTCGGGGAGAGCTTCCGGCTTCTCGGCCGGGATTTCACCGACCATCGCTTACGGCCGCTTCGGTGATCACTCCCGGCGTGATCGCGACAGGGCAATTCCTCAAGGTGACAGGTCCACGCATCGGCGGCCGCAGCCCGAGCCGCTGATAGGCCAGCGTCACGCATCGCGCCTGATGCCGAGCATCGTGCAGCGCATGATGTGCGGGCCCGGCGCGCTGGACGTTGCGCGGATCGAGGCCCGCGATATCCCAGATCGTACGGGTGTCGCGGACGTTCCAGTATTTCCAGGGGATCCGGCGGGCTACCGCATCGAAAGCAACACGCAGAATCGGCTCGTCGAAGCACGCGCCATTGCTCCACAGATGCGTGGCCTTCTGCTCCACCCACCATGCGTCGAACATGGCGGCAGCGTAGGAGAGCGCCCAGGGATCATATGCGAGAGCGTCTTGCGCTTCCGGCGGCTGCTTCCCCCACCACGCCTCGGTCTCCGGGTCGATCTTCAGTCCGACCGTCTCGCACGAAACGCGATCGATGTTGGCGTAGAAGCAATAGTCCAGATCCTTTTCGCCGAACGGATCGAAGGTGACAGCCCCGATGGAGCGCAGCGCACAGCCGGGGAGTGTGCCCCAGGTTTCGAGATCGAGCATTACATGAACATCAGCCATCAATTCAAACTCCGCAATGCGTGGTTCATTCGGTCAGAGAGTTCCTGGAAGACCGGGACTGTCCCGGTCGAGTGATCCGTCCACGCCACCAGCGCCCGGATCATCGTGCAGTCATTGCCGTAGCCGGTACGGTCGAGCCATTCGCTGAATCCGGGGATGCCGTTGTTCAGCGCGATGATCATTGGATCGAGCAGCCTGAGGATCGCCGGCAGCTTGTCGCCGTACCAGGCTTGCGCCTCGGCCGCGCCGCGCTTCGACGGCCCGTCCGTCAGCGCCTTGCGCATCAGCCGCTCGGCCTTGGCGCCGGCGCACTTACTCGCGTGGGTGAGAGCGAAACGGATGCGGCGATCGAAGGCCTCGAACGACAGGTGATCGGGGACGGCGGTCAGGAGGTGGGTCACTTTATAAGCTTCATTTGCTCATCGATGATTTCCTGGCCGCGGCGGATCGCAGACCAGCCGTAAACGACGGCCAGGTCGAGCATTCCGCGCTCTTTCGCGTCTTTCTGCATGGCGACCATGGCACGCCGGAATGGATCATCATCAACGGCGTTTGCCATCAGTGAATCGTCCGTGAGAACTGTCCCGGCGGCAGCAGCAGCCCACGCGCATCAGGCCGCAGGATCGGCGAGCGCTTAGCACTGTCCGCAAGCTGATCGATCTGGCGCGCGATCTTCAGCCACATGACATCGCCCCGATGAACGACCGCGATCTGCCGCGCGCCGCCGGCTGCCTGTTTCAGTCCCTCACTGAACTGGCGCTTGGCGGTCAGCCAGTCGATGGCTTCGCCGCGCACGTCACCCGACTGCTTTCCTGGTAGGCCGGCCATCTCAAGCGCGACCTTGCGCACGAGGTCGAGCTTGTGAGCGAGGGCGTTCCACATCGCCATCCGCATCGGCTCGCCGCGTCCGCAGTGCTTCGCCCGGTCTGCGGCGATGGCGAGGCCTTCAACGACGCGCTCATAGCTGTCGCGCTCGCGCATGACGACGGAGTTGGGATCGGGCAGCGGGTCGCCATTGGCGTCGCGGACGATCAGGTTATTCTGGGCATCGTCGTCGGGCGAGCCGTCTTCTAGCGTCGGAGGCGCGTATACAGATTCGGGCTCGGCGACCGAGATGCGAGGAGGCGCGGCGTCGTCGGTCATGCCAACACCATTTCATGCAACGGTACATGACGGATGAAGTCGGGAACGTTCTCGCCAACGCAGCACGCGCCGGACCCAAACAGGAGGCAATCCTCAAGCGCCTTCGATGCTTCACGATTGACGACGCGAAGTTGCCGCCAAAGGGCTTTCCAGGTCTCTCGCCGCATACTGCGCGGCAGTTGCTTGAGTTCCCAATTGGCGCGAAATGTCGGTATAATCATTGCATCACTCCCGCATTCGGCACGCCACTTGGCCCGAGCATCCTGGCGACCGCGTCCATGCCGCCGCTCTCACTCACCTCGGAGAAGTTCTTGGCCGCCGTCGAGGCGTCCGCCAGCGCCGGGGCCATCTGCGCCGCGCCATGCATCGCGTTCGCGCCCTGCTGTGCCTTCTGCCGCGCAGCCCGCATCTGCTTGATCTCGTCCCGCCCGTTGATCACCTTCGTCGGCAGCGTCATGTCGTTGGCATATTCGCACATGAACTCGTCTTCATTGATGATGTCGAGCGCCTGCGGCTTGCCGGCCTTGAGGAAGCCGCCAGCGACGTTGAGCACCCGCTCCATGCCGGCGGTCTTCGCCGAGCGCTGCGCGATCGTCAGCATGTTGACGTAGTTGATCGTGATCGGATGGCCCTGCATGCTGTCGGGCATCTGCGGCAGCAGCCGGTTGCGCTTCAGGATCGAATAGATCCTGGTGATCGCCGGTCCCGCGCCCTCGTTCTGGAACTTTTCGATGACCGGTCCGAGCTCCTGCATCTGCTCGTTCTTGCGTTCCGTGATTTCCATCTCGTTGCGGGGCTGAACGCCTTCCATCTGGGAAATCATCATGAACAGATTGTTGTAGAATCCGTCCTTGACGCGCTCCTGCAGCGCCTGGATCTGCGACAGCATGCCTTCGATCTGCGGATTGACCTCGTAGATCGGCCGCATGCCACCCTTGGCCACGTCCGCCACGTAGGTGACGGCGCCGGGCGTGATCGCCGCGGGATGATTCTTGAGGCCGACATCGGCCTGCATCGGTGGCCTGATCTGCTTCTCGATCGCCTCGGCCAGCCGCTTCTGCATCAGGTACAGCTGCTTCACGTCGGGCAGCACGTCCATGCCGACGCTGCGGCCATAGGGATCGTTCGATGTCGTCTCCCAGCGCGGCGCGATGTAAGGCTTGTCGTAGAAGCCGCGGATGGAAATCGGCTCCGCCGTCGAGCGGCCGAACAGCCAGTAGACCTCGCGGTAGTCGTAGCCGCCATTGACGACGCCGAGCTTCTTGTTGGGGTCCTGTGGCCGGGTTGCCGCGAAATTCGGTTCGATGGCGTGGGCGACAACGTATTCCTGGTCGATCCGCGCACCTTTCGTATTCCAGCCCGTGCGGATTTCATTCGGCATGGCGTCCGCGCCGAAGAAGTCGATCATCTGCATGGTCGACATGTTGAAGGTGCGGTAGAATGTGTTGACCCGCAGGTCGCCGCCATTGGCGAGGTAGTACTCACCCGCACATGGGTTGTAGCAACGGATGATGTCCTGGGCGTCCTCGTAGATCAGCATCGGGGCCGTGCCGAAGCAGACCAGGTCCTGGAACATCTGCATCAGGCTGTCGTAAAAGTTGGACGACGACATGACTTTGTAGATGCGGCGCTCGACTTCATCGAGCCAGAGCTGCCAGTCGCGCGGCACCTGGTCCTGCTCAAACGACCCAATCCCGAGCTTGAACCATGGCCGCGTCGGCGACGTGAGGCCCGACATCAGCCCCGCACAGCAGATGCGGAATGCCTTGACGACGGTCGTATCGACGATGTTGCGGTTGATCTCGCGCCCGCGGATCATTGTGTTGGCCGTGATCAGCCAGTGATAGCGCCGCGGCAGGATGTTGGCTGCAAGGTCGGCCCAATGCGCCCACCACGAGATGCGCCAGTCGCGCAGCGCGGCGAGGCGGTTTTCTAAATAATTTCGAAAGTCTTCCCAGTCCTGGTTCTGCCGGTCATCTGGCAGCAGAATCGCTGGGGTCCGGCACAGCAGGGAGGTCGAAGCCCGCTCGTAGAAGACAACGTCTGAGGGAGGCACTTATCCGGACTCCCCAAGTAGATTGGCCTTCGCCGTCGGCGGCTTGACCAGCGGCTGATCCTGCGCCGTCTTCTGCGTCCCGCCCATGCCGCCGACGCCGCCTGCCTGATTGCGCACGGCAGCGCCTGCATTCTTCACGTTGGCATTGGCGTACAATGGCATCGTCGCCGCTGGAGGCGGCGGAGGAGGAGGAGTCGGAGGCGTCGGGACGTCGGGAGCGAAGAGGCCGCCCATGTCACATTCCAATCAGGAGCAAGAGGCCGGCCGCAGCGCCGAGGATGATCGAGAGCGCGACCAGGAACATCACAATGGCCCTCGCTGCCGCCGGCGGCCATTGAACGACATAGGACAAATACGTTACGCCGAGCGCAGCCAGCGCCGTGTCGCGCGCGACTATGGCGTGGTCGAGGATCGCCGCAACGAAGACCAGGGTCAGGAACAGCGGTCCCGTGAAGACGATAGCGGCGCCGATCAGCGCCAGACGGACATCAGGCATTCAGAGACCTTCAAATGGCTCATAATCGGATACGTAGCTCGCCCGCTCGCGCTCGCGCATCTCCAGGGCGAGCAGCGTGCGGTCGGCGAGAGAGAGGCCAGCAATGATCTTCTCAGCCTGATCGGCTGGCGCCCGATAGCGCCCGATCAGATAGCCGCATTCATTCAGCCGCTGCTCGGCCGCGATCCTGACCGGCTGCTGCGGCATCTGCGGGACATCGATGCGGGCCGGTATCTTATGCGGGATCATAGGTCGAGCGGATTATGTTCGGCGCGGAAGCCGGACTGCTGGCCCAGCGTCCACTGGTTGGCCGGCCGCAGCGTCGCGCGCGCCAGCCCGGACAGAACGATGTAGCGGGTGCAGTCCATCAGGTGGTCCTTCTGGCCATCTTTGACCTGCCCCTTCTCATCGCGCTGATAGAAGCGATACTCGTTGATCCAATTGAGCAGCGTGCGGAACACCTTCAGGCGTCCGGTCGAGAGCCGCTGCCAGACGGCAAGGATGCCAGCTTCGAGCGCATTCTCGGAAAGGCTGACATCGAGGCCGAGCTGCTGATATTCGGTCAGCAGCCGCTTGCCGTCTTTCTGACCGCGGCCGCGCGAGGCTGGATCGATGACGCCCGGTATCCATCGGCCGCGGGCGTGGATCGCCTGCGCATGGACGGCCGGTTCGGCCTGGCCGCGGTAGTGCTCGCTGTAGAGGTAGACAATATCGTCTTCGTGATTCCAGGCCGCCCAGACTGCCGCCGTCCTGTTCCAACCGACGTCGAGGGCGTAGCACTGCGGCATCCACTCCGGGATCTGGAATGGATCGCATAGGATGTCATTCTCCGGGACCGGATAGATCGCGCCGGCGCCGAGCGATGGCTTGCCGGTGGAGCGGGCCTCGATCTCGTGCGGTGGCAAGCCCTTGATCTCCTCGGCGATCATCTCGGGGGTGATGTGCGGGACGTCATTCCAGCCCGCCATGACCACGAAGCGGGAGCGCTTTTCAAGTTGCTGCGGCTCATCCATCAGAAACTCACCTCTCCCGGCAGTACGCCGCCCGGCAGGAACGCTTGCACAAGCTGCGTCATCCCTTCCAGCGGCGTAAACGTCAGCAGCGCATGACCGCGATAGACCATGAGCCGGATGCGGCACTCACTGTAGACGTCGAGGTCGCATTCCTCGTCGAGCCAGATCAGGTGTTTGGCCGTACCCTCGAATGCGCCGCGGCCCTGCTCATATGACTTGAGGCCGATGGTTGACCAGCCGCCGAACTTCGACTTGACTTGCGCCGTATCAATGAAATCCGGGATGCCCCGTTTCCAGGTGATGTCGCCGATGTCCTCGGCTGGGATCAGCCCAGTGCCCGCGACATGCTTGGTCCGGCCGCGCCATTTGACCGGGCCGAACAGCTCCTTCTGGATGATGTCGCGGGTCGTCTCGTTCTTCTTGCCGGCCGCCCACACTTCGATCGGGTGATCGAACCGATGACCCGCCCACCACGACGGATAGCGTCCAGTGAGGTGCAGGACGGTCTCGTAGCCGCCCATCCCTACAGTTTTGCCGACGCGATTGGCGCACAGCGCCAGGCGCTCCCGGTGCGGGGAGCCGTCGCAGTTCTCCGGGCACCAACATCCGATCGGATCGTGCTCGCCGCCGGCGGCGAAGAAGGCCATGTGGCGCGGATAGAGTTCGCGCCGCAGCGGTCCATCATCGGGATAGTACCTGTGGATCTGGCGCTGCGCGGCGAGCAGTTTCTCACGCTGCTCAGCTATCGTCTCCAGCTTCGTCGTCAGGAGTTTCACTCCGGCCGGCGAGACCTGCTCTAAGAGCTGCTGCGAGAGCGCGCTGATCGTCTGGGCTGAAATCATTCCAGATATTCAGTTCCGCCTTGATCTTCTCCGGCGCGAACACGTCGATGATGCGACCGAGCATTTCGAGAGCCTTGAGCTGGACGGCCGGATTGACCTGCTCTTCGTCGAGCGGGATTTCCGTCATCTCGATCAGCTTGCGCTGGATATAGGCGCTGTCGGCCGCCGCCATCACGCCACTGACAGTCTGGATTTCCTTGACCCTGGCGCGGATGTCGGGTCGTTGGACACGCTTGCGGGCGTTGGCGGCGAAGGACGATCCTGGCGGATAGCCGGCTGCCTGCGAGGCTTCGACTGGCGACTTGAATTTCGCGAGCTCCTGCGCGACCTTCTCATGCTTGGGGTTGTTGAGAACGCCCATTGCACGTGAGTCCTGCGGGTGAAGTGATACAGATTCTGATGTGTTGCATGTCGGTTACGCCCCGAAAACAGCGTGCCGCTGCACGCGCGTGGCAATGCCGCCGCCTGGCGTGCCGCCATTGAGCGGCAGCGAGCCGCGGCGATGAGCGGTCATGCCGGTATCGCCCTCGGCGTAGGATTGCGGCTGCTGACGGGCGAGGGCCTCGGCGACACGTTGAGCGACGATGGATTCGATGTCGATGGTGTCATCTTGCAGCTCCATCCACACATGCTCGCCAGCATCAGGGCCGGCGGCCGGCTCATGCGGACCAGCAACTGGCGCCGCCACCCGTCCATTCATCCTCTCGAACAGCACCATGCGCGCAAACGCAGCCTTATCGAGGCCGCGCGAGCAAGCCTCAGCGTCGAGCCACGCATCAAGATCGGCGGTCATGCGGATGGAGAGCCGGGTGTCTTTGGTCATTTCGGGCGAGGCTGTAACATTTCGTGATTATAGCTCTATAGACTTATACATCTGGTGATGTATAGTCATGAGTGTCAGGCCGATGGCTTGACCCCGCGACAAGGAGAAACAGATGCCCCGGTATCAGACTGGTTACGACGACGCCCTTGCCGGACGTCCCGAAGCCCCCAAGCCCGGCCAAGGCCGGTACGGCGCCGGCTACGAGCAGGGCAAACTCGCTCTACGGAGGGCGGCGTATGACCGCGCCGTTGCCGTCGCGCCGAAGGGCGATGGGCCTTCCGTACGGCTAGGCCGTGAGCTTGCCCGACACGCGGCTCAGGTCGATATGGACCAGCGACTGCCCGGCCTCTTGTCAGGCCGGCGTGAGCCGGACCAGGCGGACTGATTGCCACCCGACAGGCCGCTCCGGCGACCTGTCCAGCGGCAACCAAGCCGACGTCAAGTCAGATGGCTTGACCCCGCGCCTCGGGGGAGCAGTAGGCGACAAGGGGAGAGATCAAATGGCCTATCAGATTTTTGCTTATGCGGACCGTGCCATGACCCGCCGGCTAGTGGGCGTCTGTGACCAGGTCGGAGACTCCGCTCTGGCCGCGTATGGCGTGAGCAGCACCGATGTGCTGACCGCCACTCCGGTAGGGACGGGCTGCCGTCCCCGATACGGATATGACGGGGCGTGGCATGACGCACCGCCTCCGGAATACACCGCCCGGCTGGAGCGACAGGAGATGGCGGCAGCATCGACCGCCGCCGTTGAGGATATCCGCCGGGCGCGTGAGTTGCTCGCCGCCGCCGATGATCGCGGTGTGGTCCGCGCCTTCCGCGCCCTTTTCGGACGCACTCCTTGCGAGAGCGACAATCCCAAGCAGGATATGTCCTCGCTTTCGCGGGGCGAGGCTCGCACGTTGCTCCGTATTCTCGCCTGATCCCCATCCCAGGGGCCGCAGCCCGGCCCCGACCAATTCAGAGAAAGGAAATCACCATGTACGATCCCTCGTGCGGTTCATTCCATATCCCGCCTCTCACACGTGAGAGCACCTACCGCTATCCAATTCACGAGGTGGATGCCGAGAGCGGCCTGTACTCGCACCACACACCCATCGTGCACGATGGCACTGGGTGGCTCTCATACTGCGTCATGCCGGTGCGCTCCTATCACATATCTCCTACGCATCGGTATATCGTGGTTCATGACGACACGACGCCTCCGCATTGGAGCGCCGCCGCCTAATCCCCATCAGGGGCCCCAGCCCCTTCATTACAGAAAGAGGAAATCACAATGCATACCGAGATCACTGACGTACATTACCGCTGCGGCCATCCCGGATGGTCACGTACCGTGACCGTCACCGACGATGCGGGCCGTGACGTCCTGCATGCCATGTGGCCGGGGTCATCAGGGCCGGCGTTGCTGACCCGCACGGCATGGGGCCTGCGGGACGCACAGGCCCTCCACAAGTACAAGCGGCTCGGCGGGTATGTCGTTATCCCGCTTCCGGCCTGACGCCCGCTAATGACAATCATGGATCCCTCCCAACCCATGACCGCCTCCCAATACAGGGAGGCGTGTCGTCGGCTGGGGATTTCTCCGACCTATGGCGCCGTGACGGCGCTGCTCATTCCAGCAGCTACAGCGGGACGGTATAGCCGGGGCGAAGCTGATGTCTCGCCTCGGGATGCGCTGCTGATACGGACACTGCTGGAGGTGCAGGAACTGAGGGAGCGGATCGCGGAGTTGCTGGAGGCGAAGTAGCCGCCCTTGATTTACGGATTTTCCCACGCGCTGCCGGACCGATCGCCATTATGCGGCGGTTAGGTCCGTGTGGGGCACCCAGACAGGCGTCTGATGCCCGAGAATGTTCATAAGTAGACAGA